TCTTCGTGGAAAACAGTCCAGCTATCATTACTCGGGGACTCGGACAAGTGCTCGGTGACTTGGCCGCGCTCGGGTATGACTGCCGCTGGACAGTGCTGGGGGCTGCCGATGTTGGGGCGCCGCACCAAAGAGACAGATTCTGGCTTGTGGCCAACGCCAACGGTGTGCGGAAATTACAATCGCAAGGGGGCAAGTGCGACGAGCGGGGATGGATTGGCGACGGCGGTAAGGATGTGGCCGACTCCAACAGCGCACAACGCCAAGGAAACGAACGCACCGAGCGAATTGGCTCGCAACACTCCGACATTGGCATCGCAGGCTGGTGGGAGTCTGAACCCAACGTGGGTAGAGTGGCTAATGGGGTGGCCGCTAGGATGGACAGACTTAAAGCCATTGGAAACGGACAAGTCCCTTTGTGCGCAGCGACAGCATGGGGCATATTAAATGCTTCGTGACTATCAACAACGCGCCATCGACCAGCTTTACGCTTGGTTTGCCGCAGGCAACCAAGGGAACCCTTGCTTGGTGCTGCCGACCGGCTCAGGAAAAAGCCACATTGTCGCGGCACTGTGCAAAGATGTTTTGCAAAGCTGGCCGGAAACGCGCGTCTTGATGCTCACACACGTCAAAGAGTTGATCGAGCAGAATGCCGAAAAGATGCGCCAGCACTGGCCCGGTGCCCCTCTTGGCATCTACTCTGCCAGCATTGGGCGTAAAGAGCTTGGCGAGCCTATTACCTTCGCTGGCATTCAATCGGTGCGAAACAAGGCCGAACAACTGGGGCACATCGATCTAGTTTTGATTGATGAGTGCCACCTTGTGAATCATAAAGAGGAAGGCGGATACCGCACTTTGTTGGCCGACCTGCAAACAATCAATCCGATCCTGCGCGTGGTGGGTTTGACTGCCACCCCGTATCGCCTCGGGCATGGCCTGATTACCGATGCCCCGGCAATCTTTTCCGATCTCATTGAGCCGGTAAGCATTGAAGAACTGGTGTTTAAAGGCCACCTGTCAAAACTGCGTAGTAAAGTGACCGAGGCAAGATTAGACGTGTCTGGGGTCAAGAAACGCGGCGGGGAATACATCGAAGCCGATCTGCAACGCGCCGTTGATACCGCCGACCAAAATGACGCCGTGGTGCGCGAGGTTATCTCTAGGGCAGGCGGCCGAAAAGCATGGCTGTTTTTCTGCACCGGCGTGGCCCATGCGCAGCACATTTGCAACACGCTACAAGCTTACGGTATTGCTGCGGAGTGCGTGACTGGCGACACGCCAAAGGCGGAAAGGGCCGCAATCCTCTCCGCATTTAAGGCTGGCAAGATCCGCGCCCTGACCAACGCCAACGTGCTGACAACAGGCTTTGATTATCCAGACATTGACTTTATTGCCATGCTACGCCCCACCATGTCGCCGTCACTCTACGTGCAAATGGCAGGCCGGGGCATGAGGCCAAAAAGTCACACCGATCATTGCCTAGTGCTCGATTTCGCTGGCGTGGTTGAGATGCATGGCCCAATCACCGCTGTGCAGCCTCCAAAGAAAGCGGGATCGGGCGAAGGCGAGGCACCAGTCAAGGTGTGCGACAACTGCGCCGAGCTTTGCCCGATCTCAGCCCGTCAGTGCCCGTCATGTGGTGCCGAGTTCCCAGCGCCGGAGCCTAAGCGGTACGAGCTACGCACCGACGACATTATGGGCATTGAGGCCAGCGAGATGGCCGTTACTAGCTGGCACTGGCGCAAGCATGTAAGCAAAGCATCGGGCAAGGAAATGTTAGCCGTGACGTATTACGGGGCGTTGAGCGACAAGCCGATCACCGAATATCTGCCGATCAACCATGACGGCTATGCAGGACAAAAAGCCCTCGGAACGCTGGTGCAGATGAAGACCAAAAGCAACGCCCCAAACACCACAGACAATTCGCTGGACGGCATTGCGCAGGCGATGAACGATGGCGCACCACCTGCTAAGATTACCTACAAACAAGACGGAAAATTTTACCGGGTTCTAACACGGGAATGGACAGAATGAACAAAAAAGAACGACTCCAATTTGAACGACTTGAACGATTGCTAGCCGTTGAGCGTGAGCGTGCTGAAAAAGCATGGGAAGGATACAGAAATGCGCTTTATGAGATGGTTGATGCTCAGATGAAACTAGAAGCCATTCAGAAAATAGTCAATGGCAACGATGACTAACCGAATCCCAACCGAGCACGAAGAACAGCGCGAGTTTGTCAGATGGTTCAGGCAGACTTACCCAAGCATAAGGATATTTGCCATCCCAAACGGGGGCACACGTAGCCCGAGCGTGGCCGGGAGACTGAAAGCCGAAGGCGTGTCCAAAGGCGTGCCAGATATTTACATTCCGGCATGGCGCACGTGGGTTGAAATGAAGCGACAGAAGGGCGGCGCCGTATCGCCGGAACAAAAAGACTGGCATCAGTACCTTGAAAGTTGCGGAGATTGTGTTATTCTTGCCAAAGGATGCAGCGATGCTCAACAACAGGTGAAATCAATTAGACCTCCTCCTGATTGATTGCTGACAGCCCGGAAAGACGGGCACCAATAAGTCTGCGGCTTTTCTACAATTTACGACTGTGGGAAGTTTTCAATTGTGGCATGGTGGCCGCAGACTTGTTGGTGAAGCCTGTTATCAGGCTGGGCTGGTAGACCCGTTACCCACGCAAGTGAGGTCAAACCACAAAGAGGGGCCGACTGCGCAGAGGCGTACTCAAAGTGATGACTCGGGAGCCGGTTAAAATCCGGCCACCAACAACCAACACGCATGGCAATTTGGGCGGTCCTGATCGGTCACTCAGTGCAGGCAAGGTGGGCAATGTGGAGCGCTCCAACCCACTTCCGGCTGTTCATCCCGATTCCCCGTGAGGGTCGCAACCTCAAACCAAGTTGCCAGCCGTGTTGGTTACAAGCGGCGGTACACAGACTTTGAGTCTTGAACGCTGCGCCAACAACTAACCCGCCCACAAGGCGGGTTTTTTATTTGCAGCACACTTTTTTCACATTTTGTTGTGAAAAATACTTGCATCATGCGCGCAGTGTGCGTATAGTTACCACATCAACAACGCAACACCAACCAAGGAGCTGCATCATGCAAACACTTGAGCAAGTCGCACAGATTCTCAACACCGCCGCCGAAGTAAGCCGCGCAGAAATCAAACGCGTGTTTACCAAACAAAAAGCCATAAAAAGACTCAATGCGTATTACAACGCATGCCAAAAAGTCACCGTCCGCAACGGGTTCCCGGTTTTGGTTTGGCTTGATGTTCGTGGGTCTGAGCGGGATGTTGGTTATATGGATGACTGGGTGGCAAACGCTGAAATCAGTTCTATGGGCTATGGAAGCATTAAGTTTCTGAAGCTTACGGTGGAAGAAGAATGCAACGCAATCAACAACGCTTTTGACGCTTATCTTCGCGGCAGGTAATCCAATCGCCGCCCTACGGGGCGGCACTACTTACAGGAGATTGACATGCAGATCAAAACAAAACAACAGCTTGCAAGACGCGCGGTGCAGCTCTATCCCATGCGTGACTACGCAGACCGGCGGGCAGTCATCCACCAACGCAAAGGGTGGGCGCGCAGTATTTTAAAGCTCGGCAAAAAGTGGATTCTTGCGGCAGATCGCGATACCGCTGTTTTCTTGGTGTGCATGTTGTGCGTGCCTGTTTTGTTTATGGTGCCCGCATGAATCTGACTCGTTACGGCATCTTGGATGACTTTGGCGAGGTGGTGCGATGGACTTACGAAAAACCATCAGATGGAATCATGTATTTGATCGAGGTTACAAAACCACATTATGAAATTGACTGGAACAACTTTGAGGAGGCTTTGTTTTGAGAAAGAGAAGCAACCGAAAACCAAGGCCAGCAGAAATCCCGTGCATAGTCATGCCTCACATTGTGCCAGAAGCTCAAATTTGCTTGCTGACATCAATGCAGGCTTTCCGCGAAGGTTGGGCAGGCCCTGCACATTTTGACGCAATGCTGGACACCAGAGACCTGCTGCTACTGGCAGCAAAAGCAAAAAATGATTCGGATGTTGTTGAAGCTGCTAGGGCAATCAATCTTGCGCTAGCAAACATCCGCGACAGTTGGGACGGCAGCAAGTTTTACGTTAGCGACGACGAACTAAACGCTTTGCAAATTTTGGTCGATATATCAACAGACTTCTGGAACAGGCAGTCCGGTAATTTGTATCAGATGGCGTACATGACACTCAGAAAATACAGGGAGCAACAAAATGAAGATCAACGCAAACAAGCAGGAGCCGGTGAGTCCGGGATGGTATGTGGTTGAATATGGCGAGTTTTTGGCAGGCCCTGCGCTTGTTTATTACGATGAGCGAGGCTGGCAACGTCAGCCAGGTGTTGAGAGCTTTTTTGGGACCCATGAATCCGATGTCTGGTGGGATGAGTTCGAAGATCAGGAATATAAAAAATTCCTTTTGAGGGTGCTGGCATGAACTGGGCCGAATATGTAAATGCTATTCCCAAAACTCTTCATGAGAGAGCGCTAGAAAGGTCTAACCAATATCGACGGGAAAAACTGAATGAATACGAACGAACAAGGAGAAAAAGAAAAGCCGCTAAAAAAGTGGTGCAGCAATTGCTGGAAGGAAAAACCGCTTGAAGGCGGACAGTACAAAAAGACAAAAAGTTTTGCAAACAGATGGAGGTGCGCAGAATGCGCGAAAAAAGTGAAATGACTTTGCGAGAAGCAGCGCAGCAGGCGCTTGAGGCGTTGGAAGGCTCAATAGCGATAACAATGGCTAAGATTACTCGGAGAAACGAAGCCATCACCGCCCTCCGCTCCGCGCTTGCCGAGCCAACCAGTCAGCAACCCAAACAGGTTGAACCGGCAAAATGGATCAGCATAGAAGAAAATTTACCAAAAGAGGGTCAGCCCGTATTGGGTTTATATTATAAATCAAACATTAG